AGTTTGATATGTGATAGTCAATCTAATATTATTGGGATGCATGTTGCCGGTAATTCAGAAGGTATTGGTGCCGCTAACATTTGGTCACCCACTACGCAAAGTAGAATTAAAGATATATTGGCAAATAAAGATGTAGTGTATAAGAATTTAGTCATAGTTTAACCAAAATTGGAGGACGTATCAGTTATTAAAATAGAAAATACGGATAATATTAAATCTTATGTACAGAAAGAGACGACTATACAACCCAGTAAATTGTATGGTAACTTAGGTGCTGTTACGCGATTTCCGGCCAATTTATCTGCGTTTGGTAATGGGACTATTAAAGAGATGGCCAAACCCTCGTATTCTCAAGTTAAAACTATTGATTTGAATGCCTTAGACTTTGCTAAGAATTATGTGCGGTCACTTATTCCTAATTTCCATAAAGTTGATGAACAAGTCTTTATAGGTGGTAATGAAAAGACTCCTGCCATTAATAAAGATACATCATGTGGTTTTGGATTTGATGGAAAGAAAAATGATTTTATAGATTATAATGAAAAGAAAATGAAAACTAAATTACGAGAACGTTATGAAAAATGTAAACAGTCAATAATTGATAAAGAATTAAATTTAGAAGATTTTATGACAGTTGATTGTTTGAAAGATGAGTGTCGCGATTATGAGAAGATAAATAAACCAAGAGTGTTTAAGGTAACGAATCTGTTACAAACTGTTTTGTGTAGAGAATATTTCCTCGATTTGTTAGAGAAAATACATGACAATAAATTTACAAATGGAATAATGATTGGATGTAATCCATTAAAAGATTATCCGCAATTGTATGAATTAGCCATGGCTTTTGGTAACGTTTGTTGTGCTGGTGATTATGAGAAATATGATAAGAATATGTTAACACAAATCCAGTTTGAAATTGCCACAATAATTATGGAAGCTTTTGAAGGGACTGATGAAGATAAAACTATAGTGACACAATTGTTATTTGCTGGTATAATGACACCAACTTTAAATATGAATGAAATAAATATAACTACACATTCGTTGCCTTCTGGGTGGTATTTGACGGCAGATTTTAATAGCCTCGTTAATAAATTTTTGGGTGCCTATGCTTACTATATTTTGATGATAAGGAATGGATTAAAACCGACTATACAGTTGTATATCAAAACAATTGTTGATGTAGTGTACGGTGATGATAAATTGTTGATTATAACTCCATCATTACAGCATATTATAAATGGTAAAAATTTAGCTGAAGTTTATAAAGAGATTGGACTCGGATTTACACCAGAAGAGAAAGGGGAGCAATGGGG